CCTACTATACGCGCGCTGCAACATTGCAACACAGAGTTACATGTTTTGCTCAATGCAAAACAAGACAATTTGGAGAGGTGGCTGAGTGGCTGAAGGCGCACGCCTGGAAAGTGTGTTTAGGGTTAAACCTAACGAGGGTTCGAATCCCTCTCTCTCCGCCAAATTCGAAGAACCGGCTTTGCGCCGGTTTTTTTGTGCTCGTAATAAATATACTCACTATATGTCATGTGGCGATTGTAGCCGCCGGAGTAGTTTGGCAAATAGCGCGGAGTAGTTTGGCGAGACTTGGCCAATAATCGCGCTTAACTTACTCTCCCCGGTAATTGAGGGATAGGGGGGCTCCATCCCTCATGGCTTGAAGCCAATTATCTAAAATCACAAGCTCATCGTATGACGGTCGTAATTTTAATATATGGATTCTCAAAGTTATGAAAGCTGCTTGAACTGCTCTGTCGTCAAACCCAAAATATTGCGCCTGGTCTTTCTGCTCGTGTTCGAAACCGTACCGCCAGAATTTAAAATAATTATCGTATTTTTTAAAAATGCTAGCCAATGTTGGCTGAACGTATTGAGCGTTGGGGTTGAATAACTTATCTAATTGGCCATTAATTTGATGTTTTGTTGCTGGGAGGGAGGTGCTAAGGAATAACTCTTCCATCAATCGCTTGTCTTTTGCAGGGACAGCCGTCCAAAGCTCCTCCAGCTGATGGCCATGAGGTTTGGTATTCGAGATTCTCAAAATGGTTTTTATGTAAAGCTCAAGCGCAAATGTACTGAGAACGTAGTACATGGGTTGAAAAGTAAGCATCCCATCTATTTTTTCTGACGGCTCCCATCTATGGCATATATGTCGAAGTGCCCACGCAGATTGCAAAGTTCTTTCAGCGTGCTGAAAATTCCCTTTAGTGGTTGACTCTGGGTTTTTAATCATATTCGGTTCCTTACCTAGTATCTTTAGGGCTACATTAAACTTATGAGCAGCTAGTGTGAACAGCTTGTTCTATTTTTATGTGCCCCTTAAAAATAGGCGGCAACTTATCGCCGCCTAAATTCCACACAATGCATTGATGAGAAAAGAGGCCTTTAAAAGATGAGTCTAGCATTCCATCATCTATATTTATTATTATTTTCCCGTCCTCCACAGTTATTCCAGCGCCCAGCGAAAGCTTAATCCTAACGCATCCTAAAATATCAGTTATGAAATATTTAATATTAGAAAAGTTACCTGCATCAATTAATTCTCCCGAGGCATTATTTGTCACAGGAACAATAATTTTGATGTCACTGTACTGGTGCAATATAGTTTCACTCATATCAGCCACCCTTTGTCACTACAACTTTAGCTGAAGCGACTACGGCTATACCTGCGTTGGCGTAGGTCTCTGGTTCGCTGTCAAATACATTACCGTATTTGAAGGTAGTACCATCCCACACACTGTAATGACTAACTACTGCTGCAGCAGGAACATTAACTTCCACAGATTCAGACAAATCCCGTTCACCGTTTGCGGCAACCCCATACGTGGCCGGTGCGGACGCCCCAGCTATTTGATTACTTGTACCGTTTACCCCTACGTCACCATTGTGCAGTTTTATGGTGTTTAGGGTCATGCCGTTAGCTGCTTCATTTAACGCTGATTCTGAAAATCGTTGTGTCATTTTATCACCTCGTTAATTTCGATTAGTGTTAACAAAGCCTTTCACCTCAATGCTTTCACGAAGCTGGCCTTGAATTGTAATAGTGTGAGTTTCTACGTTATCCGCTTTGTTGTAGAAGCGGCTGGTTAAAAACATTTTTATATTCGCAATACCCGCGAGAATAGATTTTTTACTGGCCGTGGCGTGGGTAGTGGCTTTAACTGACGTACTACCGGCCAATGGCGCTTTCTTAGTCGCTTGGCCGCTTACTATCGCTTTAATTTTTGCCGCCGCCTTAACGCTGACGCGCTTTAGAAAACTGCCACTTGTCGATGCTGTGATACTTGCAGTGGCGGTAAGTGGCGTACGCTTATAGGACTCCGCTGTTACAGATACGCTTAACGAAGTTGAGCCTGAAAAACCATGAAGACGCTTCCCGTTTTTGTAGAATTCTGGCTCCCCGTAAAATGAAGTATTATCTGTTTGATTAGCGTATTCAGTGCTTATTTTGGCTTCGCTGGGTATTGCTGTTTCCCACCAAATTTCACTTAATAGCCCGTCAAAGTATCCTCCTGGCGTTCTATCCCTCAACCCACCAATAGCGAACCTGTCATAATCCTTTGTGTCCTCCGCTGCTTCACTATTCTCCGCGTAGTGAGTGTCATTTAGAATGATTTGCCTTTGTGCTTGTGAGAAGTTAGATACAAGCCTTTCCCAAACGCCGTGCGACGATACTCCACCCTCTGTCGCTGCTGCGTAACCGAAAACACTATGCTCTTGACGCATCCATGCGGATACGCTGTTAGCCGCCATTTGCGCTGAGTCCACCGCTCTTATAAACGTATTGCGGTACTCACCTGAACTTGATGAAACAAAGATACCCGCTGTCGCTCCTTCGGAACTAGCGTTTCTGCGCTTGCTCCACGTCCTAAACGAATCCTCACCACCATTGCGGGGTGGTATAGAGCACTGTAGGTACGCTTCGGTTGTAACATCCAGATTTATAGAACCACTGGCGTCACCAAATACACCAATAGATGGGGTGATAGCTCCAGCAGATTCTAGCGTCAAGTTGCCCGTCACATCATCTAGCCCATTGTGACTAACAAACGAAAAGTCCTGCCAAGCGGCGTACTGCCCATAGTCATTAGTCAGCGGTGACGTTGTCGCAGAACTGTTGTTGTAGAACAGGTATAAACTTTCCAGACCCACGAACACAGGCAGTCGATACCAAATGATCAGCTTACGCGAGACTGTATCGCATAGAGTGACTTCTATTGGTAGTTGATTTGTACCGTCCTCGTTCTCACAAAGACGTATGTCACCACCCCCATTTTTAACGTTAAGCCAAAATAGGTCTTGTGTCATTTGAGGTACTTTTTCTAGTACCTTTTCCGTCAGCATAAGCATTTGCCCAGTGGTTGTTTCACTCGGCACGTACTCAATAGGTATGCGTGTACGGTACGGCCAATCTGCCGCATTAATAGTCATTAGATTAACTCGTTGCTGTACTCAGATAGGTTGATATTGTATTTGGCGATACAGTCTTCAATCGTCATCGTTCCTGCTTGAACCGCTTGCATATCCATCAACTTTGCCGCGACTTCATTAAACGCAGCCGAGCATGAATCGAAATCACCCTGACAAATCGGAATGAGTTCATTTGCACCGTTATTGTCGGGGTTTACACGCATATATGCTTGCTGCTTTAACGCTGAATCTGCGGCGGCATTCAAATTACTAATCGCCGTTGCCACGCTGCGTTGAGTGTTTTTACGCTCTGAATTTAAGTTAGTAAATTTTAAGTGCTCTAGTGACATTACTATTCTCCAATAATCTTAATTGGCGATTAATTCGCCGTTAAACGACATTTTATAAAGTTTGTGTTTTGGGTATTTATCAATAGATAAGGGGTGTTTTCGTAAACTGTCGTAAACAACCCCGTTCAAAACTAATGCCGCATGGTTGACACTATCGTCATGTGTAAACGCCCATACTTCACCGCCAATTTGCAGTTGCAACGTAAACGCAAAGTCTTCGCAATCGCCTTGAAAGGGCTTATCAATGCGTGTAAACGCTTTATGCTCGTCTGCAATATCGTCTATGTAAATAAAGTGGCTTAGCGCCATGTAATACGCTTTTTCATCAGAAGATGATGAGTGGTAAGCTGTGAACGCTAAGATAGCCAGTGCGGCGATAATTGGTAATAAGTACTTTTTCATTACATGTACTCCTGAACTTCAACATGAAAATTGTCTACCCAAGCATTAATACTGCTAGGTGTAGCTGTATTAGCGAGAACCTGTATACACACCTCAACCCTTGCCGCTCCTTTAGGGGCGATGATACCGATTTGGCGGTAGGCCCAATTCTCAACGTGCGTTTGGTATCGAGCGGGAACGTAGCTAGAAATGGTGTTTCCGTACTGGTCGGGGAAATCAAGACGATTACCTGACGCATCAAAGAAATAAATAATGACCTGAAATAACCCTGCGTTATCAGACGCATCCCAATCGTTTTTAAGGTACACACCGCCAGTGACCAAATCACCGCCTTTGCATGGCACACCTTGGTATAATTCGCCGCCTTGAACGCCACCGGAACCGCCATAGTTGGCAGTAAATTTACCCACATAACTACCGCCTCTAGGTACATCCGCCGTTGCCTCGGCAATCAAGTCACAAGACGCATTGTCACCGCCAGAAGTGTCTATAATTCTAATAGACCACCCCGACGTGTCACCTTGCTCAAAACCGCCGTTACCCAGCATGTTTGTCCAAGCGCTTATCGGTTGCGCCCAATACGTCTGGAACCCAAGGTAGTTCATTCCTTTCGCACCACATCGACCTGAACCGCCGATAATGTATTGATGGTCGTAACCATTCCCCCGTGGGTTGTAATCGTTATTCATGTTCCACGTAAAGTTATCGAGGAATAGACCACCGGTTTTCGTGTCGGGCACTTCACTGATTAACGGGGGTTCTATTAATGCGCGGTTATTAGTTGTCACCCAAACATCACGCAATACGGCTTTGGCGTAGCCTTTGACAGTAAGAAACTTGGTAGTTAGTGAGTTGTTTAATGGGTTTTCTATGTGTGAACCCATCATTGTCCAGATACACCCACCTAGTACCTCAATGGGGTGGTTATTGAATGATGTGCCTATAATCTTCCACTCTCCGCGTCTGAAATACGAAGTCTTACCGCTTGTATCAGCGAGAAAACAGTCGCGGATAACCATGCACTCGCCCATATCGTAAGCGCCGTTCCATGCTTCCGGTGGCGTCTCTATGCAACCGCCAATAGTGCGGCACTGAGTGATGTGGATTTTCCATGTGTAATCGTGGTAACGGAACGTAATTTTAAAACCGCGAATATTTACTTTCTCAATTGCACAGCAACTTAGCTTTGTTGCGGAAGTGTTACCACCTAACTGAATGGCGTCAGCATCGTATTCATTATTTTTACTAGCACCAACAATATTGATGCCCTTGAACACTGCCTTACTCATTCGGTCGTTTTGTTCGTAAACGTTTTCACCGAAAAGCTGCACTGCGTAACCGTTTTCAGGCACCGCGTTCCACTTCAAGTAAGTCCCCGTGCCGTTAGTGCCTTCCCACCGGGTGTAATAAGTGTTTATTTGAAAACTTTTGTTACCGCAATCGTAATCTTGCCCTTTAAAAATGAGCGGGTATCGCAAGGCCGTTGCTACAGCGTTAGCGACGCTGATTGCATCACCGGAATAGAAAGAAGTAACCGGCTTTGCCCCTGCTTGTTCGGGGGTAACTATGCTTTCGGGGAACAAAGCAACCAACGTATTACCATCATCGGTATAAATATACCGGCACAAATCCTGAGTGTAACTTTGCCCACTGATTTTCAAATACGTGTTGCCGCCGTAGGCTTTTCTCTGGTCTACGAAGTCCCCGAAATACGAGACAGTTTCGACTATCTCCCCAACTCGGATTTCACTTGCAGCTAGAGCTTTAGTAAGAGAGTTCACTTTTACTGCACGCTCAGCGGCCAACCGCTCTAACGAGGTTTCTTGTGAAAGCAACTGGGCTAGGTTTAAACCTGGGGTGACGGTTGGGCCATGAACAACCGCATTCAAGCGTTCCCAGTGAAGAGGGTCGTTTTCGGGTAATCCACTGGCGGCACTAGCACTGTAGGGGAAAAGACAGTAGTAATACATCCCGTTAGCGCTTCTCACGACCTGATTTTCAAGATAGGCACCCTCTGTAAAATCCCCTGTAAATTCGAATTTATCAAAGGCTTTTGTTGAGGGGTTATTTAGAATTGTTTGGGTATTATTATTGAAGGTCGTAAATGCTTGTGAATTAGCTGTTAGCGCACTCATTTGCGCCGCGGCACTGGCCACAGGGCTTATTTTCACCTCGACATTCTCGGCCGTAGCTCTCGGCCATGGCCGGCTAAGCGTAATCGTTCTCGCGGTGTTATCTACGGAGACTAACGTTTCTGGTATGCCTACGCCGCCCACGAACACTTGGCTACCGACAATCGCCCCAAAAACACTCTCAGCATTATTGATTTGCGCCGTCGCATCGTCGTTGGTAAAGGTTACATCTGTTAAGAAAAATTCATATGCACTCATTGCCAACGCTCCCTAGGGCTCATACGGATCAGGTTTAGGATGATAAACGCCACCTGTGGGTGGTTGGGTATCATCGGCATCCAAACTATCACCGGTGATTGAATGGGCACTTCTTGAACTTTCTAGGTTGTTAAACGCTTGAATCTCAAGTGACGCAGATAACGGTTTACCGGCAGTTTCGGTGCTTGAAACAACGGCGTTTATCGTTAGGGTATTCCACGGTTCGTCTCGTGATGTGTATATAAATGGCAGGTAAATTGTGCCGAAGTCGTATGAGTAATCTATTTCGGTAGTACTGATGGTTTCCCACACGTCATGCGCAGAGTGGGTTTCGTCTTCCATCGAGTATTTAACTTTAATCGTGGTCGTAATAGGCTTGTTACTGCCAGAATGCTTGGTAGCAGCAACACGCAACCAAAAATCACTCTTGTAGTTAACTAAACGCCAGTTGTCGTAGCTTTCCCCTTCCGTTCTTTCATAGCTGGGCCCCACAAAAACGTTACTGGTCAAGCTGCGGTTTGTTCGCAGTGTGGAACGTGAATTGGTCATACTCATTACCAAAAGCGGCGCGGTCTTATCATCATCTGATATCATCACGCCAGAACCTCTGCGTAGTGCGCTGGCCTGCAATATACCGGATATAGTTAAATCGCCGCCGTTAAATTCATTTCCCCCTAAATCTGCCCATGCTACCCCGTTAGATTTGCTGAGCTGCGCATAGTCGGGGTTACCGTCGCCATCTAATAAAATTTCGCCTTTCCAGTAACAGAGATTATCGGGGCCAAACCCATTGATATAGCTAACGGTCATGAAATTTGTACCAATATCAATTTTTCGGGCGGCGCTCAATGTACCAGTGAATACCGTGTTTGCATTAATCTCCAACTGGCCTGTTACCGTATTTAGTGCAAAGAAAACTTGGCCTGCCTGGCTGGCAAAGCGTAGGTTGTCCATATAAAGGAGGATGTCACTGTCGCCGTCACCGCCCTGTATGCTTAGCCCTGTAAAGTTTTCGTTATCATCTACCACACCAAGGTAATAGGTGCCTTCGAGTTCGCCGACTTTGTTTTCAAGCGCTTGCATGAAGTTGATGACTGAGAGTTCGTCACCATCTTTGTTCACGACCTTTACTTCGTCGAAAGCACGAACTAGAGGCGCACCAACTACCCACTCGCCGTTTTCATCTTCATACCCGATATTAACCTGCGTGAACTCAGCAAATTGCGCGGAGACAGTCTTGGTGCCCACCTTCTGTTTAAGACCAATTATTTCAGTGCTGTTAATCTGATTAGCACTCACCGCTTCGGTCAGGTTGTATATCAACTGGTGATAATTTTCGCCTAAGTCGCCTGATTGTTCGCTCCAGTGTGCTAAATCATTTGATATTGAATTTAGGTGGTCGCCTAGTGCTGCAGGTAAACCTGGCCATTGGATACGAGATATAATTTCTGGGTCGATACTTTCGATTACAGTACCTATGAGATCAGCAATACTGAATCCCAACCAGTTTGGGTCTATTTGGTCAACATCTATAATTCTGTACCAGACGTAAATCACTCCGTCATGAGGGGTATTCGTAATAGTAAGTGTGTCCCCTTTCCCCATGTAAATGGCACTGTCAAAATGTTCTGGTTCATCACCATCGTAGGAGTACTTCCACTCATATGTTGCGTTGTTATGGGGTGGCGTTGGGCCATTAATAACAACGCGTCCAGGCAATACATTTACCACCACACCTTGAGTTGGTGTCGATGGCACGCCAATACTGATATCTCTTTCTATACCTGGACTGGATCTAAATCTATTGCGTGCAGAAACCGCTACGGTATAAACGCCAATCGGAAGGTGTGCTAAGCTCTGCGCTCTGTTTGCAGGCGTAAACGTTAGCTGAGTTACAGGTGTTTGGTCGTCTTTGTTACTGACTGAAACAATGTAGTTGATCACGTTAGATGGAGATGGATGGTCCCAGGTTAAAACACCTTGTCGCCAACTGTCGTTGGGCGTAGTCGTCCACTGTAAATTTTCAGGAGCCTGCACAACGGTAGCATCAGGTAGTGCAGTATTAGGCGTTAAGTCGCCCTCAGCAGCTTCAAAGCTGTCAGGGTAAATTTGAGGGCCGTCTTCTATAAGCTGAAGCTTGGTCTGATGTTTTTCAGTATCAAAGTCTCTGTCTTCAACAGTAAATTCTTTGCTCACGCCTGTTTCGACGTCGACAAACTTGATGCAAGATCCCGGCATTATGTCTAACCTGACGCCTGGCAAAATATGCGTGACAATAAATCCTGCGCGGCTACGTTCCATCACGAGTTTGCCAATCCGCTGAGCTTGGTGATCACGCGTTACCAATGTCAAACGTAGGCTGGATTCTAAATAGGCCCCATCGTCTTGACGGTATTCGTCACTTTTTACTACAGGCGCATTGGTCATTTGCCATTTTAGCGCTGGGCTAACATACTCAGTCTTAACTGTGTTGACTTTCTCTTTGTAGGGCCGGTGAGGGCGATATTCAGGGAACGTCATTGAGCTGTTATCCACATCAACGACTATTGTTGCAGGGCCTGCATACATTGCGGGCTTAAAGTATACGACTCCGCCAATACGGTAGGGTTTACCACCCATACAAGCCATTATCTGGTTGAGCATATCTGATTGACGCATTCCATTGTTTAAAACACCGTTTACCTCAAACCGCGTACCTGTTTGCTCATTCCCGTCTGCATCTCTGTAAATAGCAGGCTCATCACAGTAATTTGCAGTAACAGCTATAAAGTCTATTGGCAGGCGGCGGAGGGGGACTGGCTTAGCACCATAACGCCGCAAGCAATCGTAGGTGCATAGTGCAGGATTACTCGACCACTCCCATGTTGTCTCGTCATCAAATCGATGCTGGCCATCACCGCCTTGCGTTGTGTCTTTTCTGGGGTCGTAAACTTTGTGGCCACGAACAATGAATTTAATTTCGTTTAGGCCGCTAGGAAAAGCGTCATCATCGACTTTAATTTTTAACGTGACGTAGGTCTGATTTATGCCCACGTGCTCTGATGTCCAGCCACTGATATATTGATTTGCCAGCGAGCACACGGTTGTTTGGTCGCCTAAATAAATCCGGCTCGTAACCAAACCTGTCAGCTCACTTTTCGTCTTGCCCTCAATTTCATAGATATCCACGCTTTCACACGGATGACCAACAAGGTGCAGCACGATTATATGGTAGTCATCGCCGCCTATAGTGGGCTTTGCATAGCCCACAATTTTGCCACCGACTAATGCCTCGCCATACACTATTTTTCTAACATCATTAGCATTAGTGTTGAGCGACTGGTCTGTTACGGGGTCTGATGCATAGTCGCCCAAATCCGGAGACAGTGCATCGCCGAGGTAGTGGGTCGCAGCAGCGCCGCCGATACCAATTGCTATTGCACTGAGGCCAGCAGATAGGCCGACACCGAGCACAGTAACAGTGGCCCCAACTGCTGATGCGCCGAGTCCTAGCGCAACTCCCACTGCTACAGCTGGCATGGCACACTCCAGCAACCTAACGCACGTTCTAATGGTATAGTGGCAAGGCCATCAAATGTCGCCACCCAAATTTTTCCGCTAGCGACAACGCCCAAGGCGTCTCCCGTGTCTGTCTCAACAAGTACCAAGTCACCGCGGCCTGCTTTTAAACGGGGTTTAAGCGGTCCAAATATGGCATTTAACGTACTTTTAATATCGCCCTGGCCATATTTAATTAAGGCCTTAGCTGCGCCTTTTTCGGTGGTGTATTTATCTCTGAACGGTGCTGCAAAATCTTTACCTGTCATCTCGCGTACAGCGTTGGCGGCGAAAAGGCAGCAATCAAACGTGCCCCATTCGAAAGGTGTGTCCAAATTATCAAGTAAGTAGTTAACGAGCTTTTCTGACCAATCCTTTTTCCTCATCGTTGATACGCCCCATTTTTACCACGAGTCGAATGTTTGCCAGGTGAGCCGTAATTGGTTTTCACAGGCAGGCTTGATAGCGGCGAACCGGCAATTACCTCAACCAAATCAAAAAAACGGTCTCCCGGGTGTAACTCTTGTTGCGCGGCATCGGTAGTTTTTACCACTTCGACAGGTTGCGCCCATCGCTCGAACCAGTCGTTAATGGTAATTTTGATAACAGCAGGTTTATTGGCTGAACGTTTCCCACGAACCACTTTCAGATCCACCATTTCTGCATCAATAAAGTGATTAGCACCTTCCGTAATTTGGCGGTTTTCATCGAAGGCCACTAAATGTATAAAACACTCGCGTCCATTGGGGTCTTCATTCATCACTTCACTGAGTAATGCTGTGTCATGTACAACAAGTGAAAGTGTGGTTCTATTGCCACTGGCGCTCGCATTTTCTCTAATTCGACCAATGCCGCCCAGCTCTCCTAAACCTAAATAGGTTTGCCCATTGTAAATACGAGTGCCAACTCCTGTGTGAACCCGCACCCAACCCGATCTAAAATTCAGTTCTGCAAATGCCAGCAAGCGCGATGGACTTGCTTGCGCGGCTTCTATCATAGTGGGTGAAATAGCGCTCTCGATCATGTAAATGCCTCTTCAAAATCAAGCGTAATGTTTCGATATATACGGCGATTACCAGATAGCTGCTGGATTTGCTCTGGCTTAATCCAGCGCGCGATGGTTTTAAGGGCAGCAACATCGGCCTGGATAATACTGTTGTCTGTGGCGGGCTCGCGTAGTTCGTTTGTAAAATAAAGTGTGGTGCGACCGAACTCATCGGCGTAGCAGTCTTGTCGAATTTCAAGCAGTTGCTCATCAATAACACAGCGGTCCATTGCACCCGCCACTAAAAGGTTTGGGGTAAAGCCATCAGCGTTTAATATCGTGCCGTATTGCCCTTCTCCGTTAACTCTGGGTACGCCTGCCCAAAGTCCGCTTTGTTGGTTAAAGGTTGTGTCGTACAAACGCGTTTTATTAATAGAACCGCGCAAGAGAGCTAAATGCGCTTTTAGTACTTTACATTCTTCAAATGTCAGCACTGAAAACTTGTAGGAAACTATCCATCGCTCACCTGGGTTCTCGATAATATGCTCAAACCCATTAAATGAACTCTTGTTCATTTTGGAATTGAACTGGGGAACAAATAGGCATCGGCTAATCGGTAGCTCAGGAAAATCAAAAATCTCACTCATGCGGCCATCGTCCCACTTAAACTTTGTGCTAGTTCACCACCATTAGAAAAATCTTCTCGTAGTTGGGCTTGCCACTGTAGCTGCGCCATTTCCACGCTTTCGCGTATTTTTTCTTCCATGCCGGGTACCGCATTTGTAGCGTCTATGTTGAACGTTGCTTGAAAGGTTGTATTCCCCTGACTGCCTTGTTTCATGCCACGTGCTGCCTCGACCATGTAACCAAAGTTATCCGCTTGACTGGGGTTAAGAACCATCTCGTCTTTGCGAAGTAGCCATGTGCCTTCGTGAGAAGCGGGCACGCGTCCAATGCCATCATGTGCCATACCAAGAATGCTCGCAGCGGCACCCGCGACAGTAGCCATACCAGCCAACGCTGAGGTGGAGTTGGAACCAAAGGACGCGAGGGAAGCAGCAGCGGCAGCAGGGGCATAGGCGGCGGCCATGGCAGGGCCGGTTGCAGCTGCGGTTGCTACGCTTTGCGCGGCTCCCGCTTTTTGGATACTTTGTTCTATTGCAAAATGTGCTAATTTTTTAACCCCCAATTCCGCAAGACCAGAAATCAGGGTTTGAAGCGCACCTTTAGCAATCTGCTTCATGGTATCGCCAAAGTTTTGTTGCTCGAATAATGCGGTAGACGTTGCTTCGCCGATACCTGACGCGAAACGATCAAAGGTATTGCCCCACATGGCATCGAAATTATCGGCGGTAACTTTGATGTGCTCTTGAAGTTTTTCCCAAAAGGTTTGATTCGTCTGGGACATATCAAGCTCAAATTGCTCTTGAAGAAGCCGTTCATTTTCTTGTTGATTGCGCTTTATCTCCAAGATTTTGTCAGCCTTTTCTTGCTCAAGCTGAGTAATAAGTTCTTTGTTTCCCGTCGCCTTTTGAATTTCACCGTCATAAAAGTCAGATATTTGCTCATTGAGGCGCGTATATTGCTCACTCATCGCATCTTCAGTTCGCCATATGGATTCGTAGATTGCGGCTTCTTCGGCCGTTAGATTGCCAGCCAGCACTTGCTGCTTAATTTGCAATTGTCGGCTGTAATTGTCCGTATCCTTTTCATATGCAGCGATAGCATCTTCTAAGCGCTTGACGCCTTCTGAGCGTGATTTTGCAGTATGGCTTTCCTCTTTTTTTGCCGCATCATCAACACTGAGTAATTTTTCTTTGAGTGATTGCGTCTCTTCTAAGTCATTCTTAAGCGCCTCGATTTCGGAGGTAATACTGCCAAGCGCGGCGGAATTATCGACAGCCTGCCTGATACCTGAAAATTGATTGGTGGCAGGTGATGCATTTCTATTGGCTTCAGCCTGACGCTCTTGTTCGTCTGAATATGCTTTTTGAAGGGCAAGCAACTTCTCTTTTTGCTGCATCTCTTTCACATTTAACCTGTCTATTTCGCCTCGCCGCTGAACTTTATTTAGCTCCTTAAACTGCTTCACCAGTGTTGCTACTTTTTCGCTATGCTCGCTAGTCGCTACTTGTGCGTCATCTTGCTTGCTAGTGTAGTAAAGAAGAGCAGCGCCAGCAGCAAGTGCAATTCCAGCGGGGCCGCCTAAAAACATCATCGCGCTATTTAAGCCGCGCATGCTTAATGTGAGCGCATTGGTTGCAATAGTGGATGCAGTGGCTCTAGATGCCTGTATTCCCAAGGCCGCACTGATACCGGTGATTGCGGGTGTAGCCAATAGCGTCTGACGAACAAGAAGCCCCTTTGCTACAGCCGCACTGGTTAGCGCTCCTGCATAACGCCCTCCGACAACAATTGAGGCAGCAACTAGGATATCTGCAACGGTTTCGATGTTGTTTCCAAGCGTAGTGATTGCGGCGGTGAGAGATTCAGAAACGCCAAGCGCCTCGTCTTGCTCTCCGATAAACGCGGTAAGGTTATTTTTGGCTACCGTTAAACTTTGCTCAATTGTGGCTGAGGCTTTTGAAAATCGGGCGTCAATTTCATCGGCGGCAGATGCCAACGACTCTACAACTATGCGAGCGGTAATTTGGCCCTCCTCCGCCATTTCTCGAAGCTCACCTTTTGTCACCTTTAGATATTTAGCAACAGCATTGAGTATTTCAGGGGCTTGCTCAGCAACTGAGTTAAATTCGTCGCCTCGTAACGTTCCCGAAGCCAAGCCCTGGCTCAACTGGACGATAGCCGCGTTTGCAGCTGCAGCTTCAGTGCCGCTTAGCGCAAAAGACTGATTGACCGTTTTTACTATGTCTACGAGCTCTTGGTCTGTTTCAACCAATGAACGCGCGTTGCGCTGTAAAGTGGCATACAAATCAACGGACGAAGCAAACTCAGTCCTGGTTTCGTTAGCAACTTGTAGTAGTGCGGCTTGTGCCGTCTCTAGCGCTTCTGCGCTCTCAGATACGTCTCGCAGCTTATTCTCTATAAGCGTTGCCTGGTCTGCGTAGTTTGATATATCTCGAAGCGCAAATGCGCCCGCCAACGATGCTCCAAGCCCAAGGGTCGTTGTCTTGATGCTTGATATAGAGCGTTCAACAGAATCGATTTGTGAGGACGCACGTGATGCTTGACGGCCAGCTTGTTCGGTTTCATTGCCAAACTTCTCAATCTCGTCTCGCGACTTCTTTACACCGCGTACAAGTCCATCGTTGTCTGCTTTAAGTCTTAAGCCAACTTCGATATCACTCATTGGGATGCTGCCTTATCGTTGAGTTCGTTTGAAATAAATGTCGCTAGCTTTCTCAGCAGAACATACTCTTTGGGTGTAAATTGTCTTTCAGACATTTGCGCGTCAGCTTGAACTGCGCTGACATCTAACCCTTGATATCTTCCACCCCAAAACTTGAGTAGGTGCCTTACTTCGCTAAACCAGGCAATGACTGGCATGTTTTCACGAAATATTTCAAAGTCTGAGTGGTTAGACATCGCATCAATTTGTTTTTTAATGTATTCAGGCTTTGCGCCCAGCGCTTCGAGCTGCTCACGCAACTCCTTAACTTCATCCTTTTTGGGGCCGTGCCCATTCACCCAATAATGGGCGGCCCCCTCTAGTTTTTTTCCAGATGCCCAGTGGCCGCTTCGTGATAGGCTCTGATATAGCCTGCGCGAACGTAGCCAAAGCTTTTAAACAGCCGTTGCTTATTTTCTTCACTGGAGGGAACGATGCTTCCGTCTTCGAACTTAACGTCGCGGCCTAAGTCCTTAACCACACGGCAGAGAAAGTCGACATCCGGTTTTGTCTTCCACGTGTCATATTCCTCAGGCTCAAGGATCTCAAAAAGTGAAGAACACTCTCTAGGCTCGGTGGTGCCGCCATCAACGCTTTCGTGAATAGTTACTGGCCACCAGATTTCTTTTTTGGCTTTTAAAACGAACGGCATGCTTTTACCTTTAAAAAGTTGCCTTCCTTGGCCGTGATTAATCGCTGACTCCGTTGCTCAGCGTCTTTGACGCCCTACGGGGCACGTTGTATTAGCGAGTAACGAGCTGGCTGTCGTTGCCACGAATAACGCGGTAACTAATATCCCAGGCCTGTTTACCTTTCACCTCTGCAGGGCTGACCGTTAAAATCTGAACCCCTGTGCTCTTTTGAGCGACAACTTGGCCCACATTAGCGCCGTGGGTAAGTTCGAACGGGATGATCACGCCAGACAGCTGTATAGCAAATGGGTCGAACGTGTTCAGCGTGGGTGTCTCAATTATCCATTTACCCTCTTCGTTCCAATCGTTAATGAAAATTTGCTTACGCTCAGTTCCTTCGTCGTATTGAACGTCTTCATTGCCGTTAAGCTCGTATTCATAGAGGTTGAGCACCTGACCATCTAGCGTAAATGTCGTGTTGGTATTGGACATGGGCAAAGGATCTGAAAACTCGCTGAAATCTGGTTCAGGCGGTGTACCTTCCAACGTGCCCCCATACACACCTTTAATTTCAGCGGTACCCATGAAGCGTTCATTAATTTTGCCTGCGTAGGAAATACTCGCTTTACCTGCTAATAAGATGTGATACATCCCTTCCCAGTAGAAATAGATCGTACCGTCTAACTCTTCAGATGCATTTTGAATACGGTTGTGTGACACCTCAGTCGCCACATCCGTGTTTTCATCTTTACCCGATAATTGCACCAGAGATGACCAAGCTGCAGGCGAAGACGCTGTTCCAGAACCAGCCAACTCAAAAGGCGCTGTGATACTAATCATTTCACTGGTATGGATGACGGGTTGTCCACCGTTCCTGCCGTCGTCAATGTCGCGACTAATTTGTTCGGTTTCTAAAGGCTTTACGCTTAGGCCCGTGGTCAATATGGCTTTAGGCGTTGCACCTGCAGCGATATAGTCAGTGCCTGAAGTATCACTGTCTCTGCGAAGCGCGAGTAAGATGAACTTTTTCTTTTCCTTAAACCCTGGAGTGATACTCATGATTTCTTCTCCTGTGCTTT